AACAAACAGATGTTCCATGAAAAAGGTATTTCCGAGGAGCAACGTAAGCAGTTTGCACAAGCTTTGACAACCGCAAAGAGTCAAGAAGATTTCTTAAAACGAAGTCGAGCTATCCACAAACAAGTAAGGGATACTAACCGACAATACAGAGACAATGAAAAGTCTCTGAAACGACAAAACTTTCTCTTACAACGTATGGATAATTCAAGCAAGCAACTTGCAGGTAATATGGTAAGTGCGTTTGCTGTAGCAGGTGCAGGAGCTTATATTCTTCAAACAGGCGGTGCATTTGAAAGTGTAGACTCTACTATGCTTGCTGTTAGTAAAGACAGTAAAGAAGCAGGTGAAAACTTAGCGTATGTTCGAGAAGAAGCTCGTAGGTTAGGTTTAAGTTTGGTGGAAAGTAGTAAAGGTTTTGCTAAACTAACAGCCGCAAGGGGTGAAGTTAGTTTATCAGACACACGTGAATTGTTTAGTGGTGTTTCAGAGCTATCTACATTGTTAGGTTTGACAACAGTAGAAAGTGGAAGAGCACTTACTGCAGTAATGCAAATGGCTAGTAAGGGGAAGATCTCCGCAGAAGAGTTAAGTTATTGATTTTAAAAGAAAAATTGACTCTATTCACAGAAATGTGTCTAAATAAACTGGGTTAAAACGGGAAAGCCTTTTAGAGCTTGACGCTACTAACCAACCATAGTAATATGATAGTTGGGGCAAACGGTAATTCGTTTGGTATAGTAAAAAGGTGTCAAGATGAGGTAATCCGTTAGGAACACTCTATCCTGAATGATTAGTAAGGAATAAAATGTTAAAAGTTATAGAAGAATTTCCGAATTACAAAATAGATGAGTATGGTAACGTTTTTAATAGTGAAGGTAAGTGCTTAAAACCTCAAATAAATAAAGATGGTTATAGAATATTAATACTGAGTAAGGATGGAAAGGGGTATTGTAGAAGGTGCGGTAGGCTTGTAGGTTTAACCTTTTTAAAGGAATCTTATAAAAATGGATTGGTAATAAACCACAAAGATTTTGATAGAATTAACGACCACGTATCTAATCTAGAGTGGGTTACTACTCTGGAAAACAACCTACACTCTATCATAGGAAATCCCTCTGCACACTTAAGTGGTTCAGATTATGATGAACCGTTCATGAGAAAAGTTTGTGAACTTATCCAAGATAATGTAAGAAACTCGGAGATAATCAAGATAACAGGCATTACAAAAGATGCTCTCCATAAAGTTAGATCTGGAACTTCTTGGACTTGGGTTTCCAAAGACTACAAGATGACTCCTTCTAGAAGAGGAGTTTCTGAAAAGACGGTAATCTGGGTTTGCCATCAAATTAATGATGGTAAGACCTATGATGAAATTCTTGGAGAATCTACATGTAAAAGCTTGACTCGGGATATACTTAAGAAAATAAAGAATAAGAAGTCTTGGGTAAGAGTTACAAAAAACATTTTAAAATAGAGAGACCTTAAACGACTATCCGAAAGGAGTAAGCCGTAAGCAAATGACGGTTGAAAATCCAGCCCTAAACACATAAAGGTGTAGGAGAAGATATAGTCTATTCTTGAGATTGAAACCTCAAGCAGTTCATAAGAGAACGGGTAAGGGTGTTGCGACCCTTTTCGAATATAAAGACGTTTACAGCTTGGTGAAGTTTTACCAAACGCTGTTCAATTAATGGCAAAGGCAACACAAGATGCAGGTTTATCAGTTAATGGTACAGTTGCAGAAATGAATAAACTAATGGAGCAAGGTAAGTTATTATCTGCCGATGTTCTACCACACTTCGCAAGAAACATGAGATCTGCAGCTAATGCTAACGGTGCTCTTGACCAATCACTTGAGAAAAACTTAAACCCTGCATTGGGACGTACACTCTTAACAGTTCAAGATTTATCCAATGAAATATTTAAAGGGTTAAAACCTTCTGTAATGTTTGCATTAGACGGATTCAATGAAATGGGCAAAGAGTCCCGATCACTAGCAAATGGCATTGGTGCGGTACTTGGTGGTGCAATCCTAGGATTAACATTCCCAATCAAACTTGTATCAAGTGCTTTCCAAGATTTACGTTTCATTATGAAAGATACTTTTAATATTACCGATGAAGCTGAATCTAAGTTCTTTAAACTGGCAGGTACTGTAGTAGGATTGGCAACATCATTTGTACTCATGGCAAAAGCCGCTAAACTTGCTAAGAGTGTTCTTGGGGGTGCTAAAGCTATGGCAAGTACAGGTGCTAAGGGTGCCTCGGTTATGAAACAAGCAGGACCAACAACTGGGTCTTATTCTGTAGGTGGTGCAGCAAGTAACCTATCTAAAGTAGGTAAATTTGGTGGTGCATTATCAGCAATTACCGCATTATACGAAGGTTATGATAGACTATCTACTACAAACGAACGTAATGCAGCTGTTATTGCAGCTTCTCAAAGCAGTAATCCTTTTGCAGGTGGGAGATTGAGTAATATGTTTGGTGGTGGAGGAGATAAAACTCCAGTCCAGATTATGATTTCCCCAGACCCACGTTTAGGTAGTATCATCCAAGCTGAAGTTCAAAACGGCTTTGGTATGGAATATGACAACGCTTATATGAATATCAATGCCAATAGGTAGGCTATACCAGAGGAGTAACAATGGCTACCAGTAAAATCTATATAACAACGGTGCCATTGGCTTCGGATGGGGGTGCTACGCCCCCGTCTGTAGTATTTGACGCTGTGTTGGAACTGTCTCCTTCATTCTCTAAGAAGTTGACAGCATATACCCTTTCAGATGGAAGTGCAATATCCAACCATCAAACTAAAGATAACCCGCAATTTACTATGACGGGAGTGATAACAACCCAACCTTTAGTAAGCTACGATAACAACCTTATAGGTTATGAGACACTTGCAGAAAGACCACAAAAAGCTTACGACCAGTTGCTACAATGGTATAATAAAGATACAGAGCTTGTATTAGTTTATGAGTATGATGTTAGATCTCCATTAGCGATTACCAATCTAACCCCTGTGAATAGTGGTACAGATAGCTTAACATTCAACATCACCTTTGAAGAAGTGAGACGAGCTACATACTCAAGGGTTGTCTTACTTCAGAATGTATCTAACACTCTTGAAGAGACAGGGAAACCTGCAACAGGAGGTCGAGGAACTAAAAAGGATGAATCAGAGTCTCGCACTTGGAAAATATTGGAAACTCTCTCAGAGACAGAAGATGCACTTTCAGATTTATCGGGGAATTAATTATGGCAATATATGAACTACCTGTCACTGATGATCCTAACAAGATTTACAGATTTACACTAGGTGACAGAGACTACGACTTACATATAAAATATTTACAAAGACTCACTAATGTTGCAAGCGGTAAGAACATTAAAGCAGATGAGTGGGTTTTAAAAATTGCACCTACAGGCAAGATACCTGATATTGAGACATCTCTTAAAACTAACAGAAATCTTTTAGAGATGCATAGGTATAAAGAAACCTGTCCTACGGGAACTTTGTGGCTAAGAGATGAATTGGCAGATGCAGAGAGGTCTATTGATGATGGTTACAATTACTCTCCTGAAAGGGTAACTAAAGAGGGTTTGGGTGGTAGGTGGAAACTTATCTACATTGATTAATTTTGAGAGGTGGTTTGAATGGCAAGAAGTAAAATACTGTATGAATTTATTATAGGTAAACCTATAGAGGTGAGTGACAACTTTCAAACCCCTCTGAGAAATGAAACATTTGCAACAATAGCTTTGGATGATTTCTTTGATGAGAATGATACCAACGCTTACAAGTTTACCAATCATCAGATCATCTTCAACTGCAAACTAAGTAGTGAAAATAGTAGTGCTAATAATGCAATGGTTACATTGGTTAACCTTACGGACGATGTCGTTGAATATTTAGAAAGTAATGCGAACAATAACCTTGTCTGTACACTAAGTGCAGGAGATAATGAGCAAGGTATTGGTAGAATCTTTGCAGGTACGGTTACTAACGTAAGGGATGACTTCTCTACCAATACACGAAGAACCCAACTTGTGATATCAGATGGAGGGTTTAATATTAAGAATGCCTTCACTGTACGCAGCTACCCACGTAACACTTCTCAATCTAAGATAATCCAAGACCTGAACAAAGACATGAGACTGCCATTTTCCACATTCGGAGCAACAGAAGGTAGGACATTAACCCCTCTTAGCTTTTATGGTAGCACTCATGGTATACTTACAACAGAACTTCCTAAATTAGGTTTTAACTACAGTATTCAAAAGGGTGTAATGAACGTTACCAAAGTGGATACTAGAAGAGAGCAAGAAGTTAGTTACATCTCTAAAACCTCAGGATTGATTGGTAAAGTTGTTACCGACCAAAGTGATAATAAATCCTCTCCACTTAGAAAAGATCAGAACAGTGAAGCAATTTCTTTCATGTGCTTATTAGACTATACAATAGCTCCTGATGAAACTGTCTACGTTAAAGATGGTAAGTTTGATGCAGCTTATAAAGTATTAGCTGTCACATTCGATGGGGACTATGAGGGTAATAGTTGGGTATGTCAAGTAAGGGCTGTGCAAACAGATTGGGCAATTAAATGAATAAGATAACAAACCAAAACCCTCTCATGCAGATGGCTTCTTCTATGTCTGGAGGTATGATCAAAGTTGTGGATGCTTGGTTTGCAGAGGCGAGTAGAAATATTCACACGTGCATTCCTGCTAATGTACTTGAAGTAGATTATGCTAAAGGTTATGTGAAAGTACAACCATTAATCACTACGGTAAAAGATAACAGTTACGAAACGGAAATACCTTACCCTGAAATGCAGGAAGTCCCTATCTTCTTTAATAGTGCAGGACGTGGTAAGGCTAGAATGAGTTTTCCTATTAAAGCAGGAGATACGGGCTTGCTTTTATTCAGTGAACGCAGTGTTGAAAATTTCCTTAATAGCGATGGTGCTTCTCTACAAAAAAGTAACAACTTTGCAGGGGTTGGTGTTGGAGGGAGATTGAATGCTGTTGGATTCCTTCCTGAGATATTTACAGCCCAAAGTGCTCGTAAGTTCAGTAGTACGGATATTGTGGTTGATAATGAAAAGAGCACAGTGAGTTTAGCACCTGACGGAACAATAACTTCTACTAATGGTACAGTCACTAATGTATTAAATCCAGATGGAAGTAGTACTGTCAGTAACGGTGGAGGTTTTATAACACTACTTGCAGATGGAAGTGTGAATATTAACGGTTTTATTATCACACCAAACGGTGCTGCAACATCCCCAATCAGCGTAACATCACCTTCAGTCGTAGCAGGTACATCTCTTACTGTCAAAGGTGAGGAAATGGACGGACATAATCATTCAGTTGGCAATTACAAAGATGCAGAGAATCGACCAATTCAAGGTATTTCTGGTGACCCAGTTTAAGGAGAATACGTATGTCACGATATGATATGTATGTAGATTTAGAAGGTACAGGAGACATAGTTTTAAACGAAACTGGTGACTTCTCCTTTACCTCAACAGTACAACAAAGTTTAGCACAAAGATTATCGATAAGATATAAAACTTGGTTAGGTGAATGGCAATTCAATCAAGAATTTGGAACCCCTTATAAACAACGAATTTTAAAAGGTGGTATGTCTAGGGAAGCAATTGACAGCGAGTTTGTACGCATAGCACTTCTTGAGGAGGACGTGACGGGCATTGGTGAAGTTTTTAGTACCATTGACCCGTATAACCGTAAGTACGTCCTGAATCGAATTGAAGTGTTTTGTAACAATGTTAGTTTAGTTATCCCGATCAACAACCCTAATCAAAGGACAAATACTTACCCTACACCTAGAGATTTTGAAGATTTCAAAGTATGTACGCTCACTCCTGAAGAAATCGAAGCTGCTTCAAAATTCTACTACTTGATGAACACGCAGTTAGGTATTGAAGGTGCAGACCCAAATACAGGGGAATATACATGGTTCAACCGATGGGGTGGTGGTAATGACCCACGATAATATAATTTCAATCGTAATACTAAAAATTAATTTAAGAGGTTAAGATGGTTACTAAAACTAGTAATAGGATGATAATGGACGGCATAACCGTTTACAAGGCTTCAGATGGTAAGTCGGCTATTGATAATATGGTCGCGGGTACTTCGGTTTCAGCCGAGATTGGTTATAATGTTAGCACTGGCGGAACGGCGTATGAGGTGAACGCATCTAAAGGTATACCTCTTGATAATGGTCTTTTTGCTTGGCCTTTGTCGCCTATATCATTTATGGATGCTGGGGCGTCTATGAATCCGGCAGAGGATAGCACATCTGCATTTGAGAGTTTGCTAGTTTACGCAAAGCAATCAAATAACTCTATATACCTCCCAGAAACTGGAATAGTTGCTAACTGGTACACTATAAATGGCGAGCACGAAATAGAAGGTTTGACAATTACGGGAGGTGGCAGTCAAAACACTTTAATCAAGACCACAGATACAAGTGGGTCTTTATTTAAGGGTACGGGCGATAAAAAAACCCTATTTAGAACTTACCTATCAAAGTTCAGAATTAACGGGCCGAGCAAATCAAGCGATAGAGTTGGGGTTGATGGCGAACTATTTAGCTCGTTCATTGAGTTATGTGGGTTTACAAATTTAGGTGAAGGTTTAAGAGTTACTGGTGCTTGTGACGGGATTTCAAAAAACTTCGTGCAAACAAACGGAACGGGAATAAGAATAGTTCCAGAATATGACACTTTACAGCCAGCAACAACGATAGGGATGCATCAAAACTGGGTGAAGGGTAATGACGTTGGTGTTCACGTTGATCACGTCTACAATGCAAGCCCAGTATGGCCGCAATGTGCAAGCTTTGGTGGTGCTGTAGATATAATGGACAGCAACACATACCAAGAAAACGGCACAGCTATTTGGTGTAATCGCTGTAATAGTTACTTTGGTGTAGCTCCAATTTATTTTGAAAAAAATACAATAGCATGGAACTTTATTGAATCTAGTGTTAACTTCCTTGGCATTGCGGAGTTTGATTCGGGCTTAAAGTACAATAACCAGTCTTCAATTGCTGATAAATTTAAAGGCAGGGTTGAGCTTGCTGGCAACAGGAACTATATGCGTCAGTTAACATCAACCGTCCCAACTGACTCCCCGCAGTCTGTTTTATCACTAACACATGAAAACGATGAAACTAGTGGCGTTTATTTCGATCAACAAAACAAAGTTGGCTTTTCTGGGCACTCATTCTCTGACGCGAGGAAAGGTATTCAACCGTCTTCAGCATCAATAGTGAACGGGTTCTCAGTCTGGAATAGATCTCATAGCGGAGATGGTGACGGGGTTAGGTTGCTACTAGACCACAGCGGATCGTATCCGGGCGCTCAGACTAGAGGTGGCTATATTCAGTCGAAGTCATTATCTTCTTTTGGTGAGACTTGCGAGGTCTCAATGGGTAATAGTTTTGATGGTTCTTTTGTTGAACAGTTAAAGATTTTTGGTGGTAATTCTGGCGGTGCTACCGTTAACTCTTTCATTGGAATAGAAAATAAAATAAACGGCAATGCAGCACCTAACAACTCATTTTTTGTAAACACATCTGGGATTCTTCAATACAAGGACTCAAGCGGAACAATAAAGACCGTATCATTATCGTAAGGGTATAAAATGAAAGAAGTGAAAGTAATATTTGTAAATATTTTGAAAGATGGAAGTTGCAGCGCAAAGGTTGGTGTTTTTATCGATGGAAAAGAAGAGCCAGAAAAAATTCAAAACCTAAACTTTTCTTACGAGGGTGGGAATGTATTTGATGAGGCTTTAAGTCACTCTTCAATTTAAAGAAAACCCCTAGCTAATAACTAGGGGTTTTCTTTTTAACAGTTACCTTTACCAGATTGCCGATAACACACTAATATGATATAATCAACCCTAATTTACAGGAGAATTTTTAATGGCAGGTTTGAATGAAAACGGGGGTTTTGATACTCCCACTTGGGCTGAGATTATATCAGAAGTGGAGAAAGATTTACAACAAGCTTATGATAATCTCCAATTTACAGTAGAAGATAATGAAAACTTCGGACAATTAGTTAAAGTAATCTCTGAACGTGAGAGTAGGGCTTGGCAAGCGCAAGAGCAAGTTTACCGTACATGGACACGTAATGGTGCAGAAGGAGCTTTCTTAGATGAACTCTATGCACTAAATGGTATCTTTCGTGAGGGAGCCACAGCAGGAGTAGGTGATGCAGTTGTTGAAACAAACGAATCAGCAGACAACTTCACCCCAATTGATGCGGGTACTCTTTTTTCAGGTGTTAACGGAATTCAGTATGCAACAACAGCAGAGTATCTTGTCAGTGACCGAGTAACTGCTTACAAAGTAGATGCAACCAACACACCGCTGAACACTTACAACTTCACAGTACAGAACAGAACAACTGGTGTTACGACATCTGCAAGCTTTACACTAAATAATCCAGATACCGCTTCACGACTTGCTTTCTTAGGAGGTATTCAAAACTTCCTACAAAGTGTAAACCCTAGTGAATTAAACATACACTTAGATGATCAAAATCTAACACTTTACTATGGCTTTAATACCGCTTACGATTTAAAAGGGTTATTGAATACAGTTGATATGTCAATCACACCTTCTTTAGGTAATAGATTTTCTTTAGCTGAGTGTGTGGCAACCACCACAGGGTTTAATCCCTTAGCATCGAAGGGTATCACCGCTATATCTCCAGTTCCTATCGGATACGTAAGTGTCACAAATATATCCCCTTTTGCAACAGGTACTGAGATCGAGACAGATGCGGCATTTATAGAGAGAGCTGCACAATTATCAGATAGTCCTAGGAGTTGTACAAGAACCGCTATCATAAGTGGGTTACTTGAAAATGTACAAGGTATTGACAAAGTTAGTATTGACAAAGTGGTTGAAGATGGGATAGTGAAAGTAACCCCTATCGTTATCGGAGGAGAGACTGCGGATATTGCGGAAGA